GGGACTTCTACCTCGGTCGGTTCACCCAACTGAAGGGCGAGCGGGCGAGCTTCGACGCGCACGCGCAGGAACTCTCTGACTGGGTCGTCCCGAAGCGGACCCGGTTCTCACCGTCTGACCGGAACCGCGGCGAGCGACGCAGCTCACGGATTATCGACAACACGGGTCGGGTGACGATCCGGACGGCCGAGGCCGGACTGCACGCCGGGCTCAGTTCGCCAGCGCGCCCCTGGTTCAAACTGACGACGGCCGACCCAGATCTCGCGCAGATGGCGTCGGTCAAGCGGTGGCTGCACCGGACGACGCAGCGGCTCCTGTCGCTCCTCATCCAGTCGAACACCTACAATGCGCTCCCGACCGTGTACGGCGACTGCGCGGTCTTCGGGACCGCGGCGATGGCCGTGCTCGAGGACGGGCCGGACCTCTTCCGGTCGTACGTGTATCCGTTCGGGTCCTACGTGCTCGGGACCAGCCAGCGCGGGATCGTCAACGAGTTCATGCGCGAGTACGTGATGACCGTGGGGCAGATCGTCGAACGCTTCGGCGGCCCGGACGGGACGCCGGCGATCCCCGGCCAGATGATCGACTGGCGCCGGATCTCGCCCGGCGTGAAGGATTGCTGGAACAAGGGGCAGTACGACCAGGCGATCGAGATCCTGTGGGTGGTCGCGCCGAACCGCGAGGCCGACGCGCGCAAGGAGTCGGTCGACGCGAAGTATCTCCCATGGTCGAGCTGCCACTTCGAGACGGGCGGCGGCAAGCCGGGCCCGCGGACGGCGGCGCGCGAGGCGCTCGCCGAGTCCGGCTTCCGCGAGTTCCCGATCATGGCGCCGCGGTGGTCGGTCACGGGCGAGGACAACTACGGCACCGACTCGCCGGGGATGATGATGCTCGGCGACGTGCGTCAGCTTCAAGTCCAACAGCGGGAGAAGGGCAAGGGGATCGCGAAGCAGGTCAACCCGCCGCTCGTGGGCCCGCCGCAGATCCGCCAACAGAAGATTTCCCTCGTCTCGGGCGACATCGCCACGCTCGACGAGACGCGGGACGCGAAGCTGCGGCCGATCCATGAGGTCGCGCTGAACCTCCGGGACATGCAGATCGACATGGCGGAGTGCCGGCAGCGCATCCGGGAGGCCGGGTTCGCGAACCTGTTCCTCATGCTGCAGGAGGTGGATCAGGTTAACGCCGGCGACAAGACGGCGCGGGAGATTGACGAGCGGGTGCAGGAGAAGATGGTCGTGCTCGGCCCGGTGCTCGAGCGCATGACGGACGAGCTGCACGATCCGCTGATCGACCGCATCTTCTCGATCGCGGCGCGCGCCGGGTTCATCGAGGACCCGCCCGAGGCGCTCCGCGACCTGGACATCCCGATCGAGTACACGTCGATCCTCGCGCAGGCGCAGAAGCTCGCCGGGGTCAACGCGCAGGACCGGATCATTAACACGGCGCTGGCCGTGGCGGAGGTCTTCCCCGAGGTCCGGCACAAGATCAACATCTTCAAGGTCTTCTCGAACTACGGCGACATGACGGGCGCCGACCCGGACATCATGCGAACCGACGACGAAGCGAACGCGCTCCTCGATCAGGAGAGTCAGGCGAAGCAGGCGATGATGGCGGCGGAGGTCGCGAAGACCGGCGCGCAGGCCGCGCAGGCGGCGGCCGCGGCGCCGCTCACGGGTGAGACGGCGCTCTCGAGCCTGCTCGGAACGGGCGCGGCGGCCTGATGCTCTTTACCGCGCTCGGCAATCGCACGGCCGTTCCGATTCGCAACGCCAAAGGGGCCCGGCAGAACGCGCGGATGAAGCGGCTCGAGGTCGACGTGCTCGAGGTCTTCGAGGCGTCGTACGGGGCCGTGCTGAGGACTGAAGCGGGGCGGCACGTCATCCACGAACTGATGGTCGAGTGCGGGGTGTTTGTCGAGGACGGTGCAGAAGGGGAGCGAGTACATTACAATCGGGGTCGCCGGGCGATCGGTCTCCGCATTCTGGCGACCCTCAACGGAACCTTTCAAAAAGAGTTCGTGCTGATGCAGCGCGAAGCGTGGGCTCGGGCGGGAGTAGCGGACAGCGTGATTGCTGAAGCCGCTGCCACGGAGGAACCTGAATGAAGTTCTTGAGATTGCTCTTCGCGCCGGCTGCGGCTGAAGCTGCCGCTGGGACCGGTGCCGCCGCCGCCTCGGCGTCGTCGGGTGGCGCGGCCGACGCTGCGGCCGGTGCGGGGAAAGCCGGGGCGGACGGCAAGGCCGGCGCTGCGGGCGCTGGCGACAAAGGATCTGACGCGGCGGGTGCCAAGGGCGCCGAGGCCGCGGCGGGTGACAAGGGAACCGGAAAAGACGGCGGCAAGGCGGAGGAGACGGCCAAGGTCGTCATCCCCGACAAGTACGACCTGAAGTTCCGGGACAACGGTCCGCTCTCGGCTGACATGGACTTCGACGCGATCAGCGCGCGCGCCAAGGCGCTCGGGCTCTCGCAGGAAGCCGCGCAGACGATGGTCGTGGCCGAAGAGGACGCCATCCTCGCACAATCGGCCGCGTGGCTCGGGGAACTTCAAGCCGACAAGGAACTCGGCGGCGCGAAGTTTGCGGACACGCAGCGGTTCGCGGTGGCGGGCGTCGACGCGCTCTTCCCGAAGGACTCGGAGGAGGGCGCACTGGTTCGGGCCTTTTGGAATCGGTCCGGGCTTGGCAATCACCCGGCCTTTGTCCGCGCGATGGCGCGGCATGGGCGCAAAGTGAGCGAAGACAGCGGGAGCGGGCACGCCGCGTCCGGCGGATCCGGCGGCGAAGAGAACAAGCCGGAAGACCGGGCGAAGCGCCTCTTCCCGAAGTCGTAGTCTCACAGGAGAGAAGTAAATGGCTGCACTTGGAAACGGCGTACTCACGCTGCTGGATTGGGCCAAGCGGCTCGAACCTCGAGGCGGTGTCACGTCAGACATCATTGAACTGCTGACGCAGAACAATGAATTCCTGGAGGACATGACCTGGCGCGAGGGGAACCTCACCACCGGCCATCGCACGACCGTTCGGACCGGCCTTCCGGCCGTCGCCTGGCGGTTGATCAACCAGGGTTCGGCGACCTCTCACTCGACGACCGCGCAGATCGACGAACAGTGCGGGATGCTCGAGGCGTGGTCGGAGATCGACGTCAAGCTCGCGAAGCTCGAGAACGACGTCGCCGCGCTCCGACTCTCGGAAGGCCGTCCGTTCATCGAAGCGATGAACCAGGAACTCGCACAGACGGTGTTCTACGGCAACTCGGGGCTCGCGCCCGAGGAGTTCACGGGCTTGTCGCCGCGCTACAGCGACACGACCGCGGGCAACGGCCAGAACATCATCCTGTCGTCGGCTGGCGCCGGCGGAGACAACACGAGCATCTGGCTCGTGGCATGGCACGACGAGACGATCACCGGGATCTTCCCGAAGGGCTCGTCGGCCGGGCTGGTCCACGAGGACCTCGGCATCGAGACCGTCGAGTCGGTCGCGGGCTTCGGCACGTCGACCGCGCGCCGCCTCCGCGCTTACCGGGATATCTGGTCCTGGGACGCGGGCATCGCGCTCAAGGACTGGCGCTACGTGGTCCGCATCGCGAACATCGACGTCTCGGACGTCAACGCCGGCACCGTGGATCTCGTGAACCTGGTCGAGCGCGCGCTGACCATCATCCCGACCCAGATGGGCCGGTGGTGCCTCTACATGAACCGGACCTCGCTCCGGGGCATCCAGCGGAACTTCCGTGAGGACGTGACGGCTGGCGGCGGACTCAACTACGACAACGTCGGCGGCAAGCGCGTCCGGTTCTGGCCGGACTCGCAGATCCCGCTCCGCGTGGTCGACGCGATCACCAACGCCGAAACCGCGGTCGCCTAACGGCGCGCCAGCAGAAAGGGAGAATCAGACACATGGCTTTCATTGACGCTCTCCTGCGGGTTTGCGCCGCGCAGGCATTCACGGCGGTGGCCGTCTCCACCAGCTCCATCGACCTGACGGCGACGACGCCGCAGCGGATGATCACGACCGGCGAGCCGGTCGGGTTCGGGATCAGTGTGGGAGTCGCCGCTTCGGCGACGACCGTGCTGTTCGAGGCCATCAACGCGACCGATGCCTTGCTGACGGCGGGGATCATCGTGCTGAACCAGCGGACGTTCCTGTCGGCCGACCTGCCGGCGGGTCGTCAAATCTGGTGGGGGCTGCCTCAGAACTGGGCGGTGGCGGGTGCACTCCGCTTCCTCGGCTGCCGGGTTACGCCGGCGGGCGGTGCGGCGACGGTCACGCTCACGGTCGACTTCACACTGCAGCGCATGTTCAGCGTGTCGCCGATCCATTACGCGGACGCGATCAACGTCTGATCGCCTCCGGTTCACTCGGGCGCCGGGGGTCTTCACGGGCCCCCGGCGCGTATCTACATGAGGTCCTCGAATGGCGACGACGACAGCACGGCGCGACCGCAAGCCAGTTCCGCTCGGCAAGGCCAAGGGCCGAGCCCACGCACCCTCCACGCCCGCGACGGCGGCGGCCGTTCGCGCGCAGTCACAGCCTGGCCGCATCAAGGTCAAGTGTGTCGGCGACGTGGGGTACTACGGTGAAGAGCGCAAGCGCAAGGGCGACATCTTCACGATCTCGGCCGAGCGGTTCCCGGCCGACAAGACGTACAACCCGAAGGACCAGCCCAATGTGCCCAAGCACATGAAGAAGGACCTCTACGGGACACCGCACCCGAAGGCGGGCGAGCTGAAGGAACTGGCGGCCTGGATGCGGATCTTGCCGGCGGGCGACGATTCGCCGGAGCGGACCACGGCGGGCCCGGACGCGCTCGCGCAGAAGATGGGCGGCCCGCGGCCGGACGGCGACGGCGACGCGAACGACGACGAGAACGACAACGTCCTGACCTAGCCGCTGACCGCCGATGGCCGCACCCTACGATCCGGAAGGCGACGACCTTGGGACCGCGTGCCTGACGCTCTCGAAGACCGTCTGCGAGATCGCGCTGCTCCACCTCGGGAACACGGGGACCATCGCGCCCCAGGCGGTCGCCGCCGGCGGGACGAGCGAGACCGAGTCGCTCGCCTGCCGTCAGCACTACCCGAAGGCGGTCGAGGAGACGCTTCGGGAGTGGGACTGGCCCTTCGCGACGCGGTACGCGGTCCTAGATAAGGTAGTCGGCGCGGAGGCCGATCCCGTCAACGGCGATTGGGTGTACGCCTTCCGGATGCCGGACGACGGCCTGAAGGTGCGGCGAGTCGTCGTGCCGGGTATCGGGCGGATCGCGGTGTCCGATCCGGTCGTCTTCCGGAGCGGCACGGAAGACACGCGATCCGTGGTTCACGTCAACGTGAACGCCGCGTGGTCTGACGCTATCACGTATGAGATCGACGACGTCGTGCTCTCGGGCGCGACCTACCGCTGCATCCTGCGCAACAGCAACAAGGTCCCTCCGAATGCGGTCTACTGGACGGCCATCGCCGCTTGGTCTGGCGTCACGGCCTACGTGGCTGGCGTGATCGTGTCGGCTGGCGGGGCGTTCTACCACTGTCTCCTGCCGCACACCAACCACGATCCGACTAATCCAGCGAACGCGGCCTACTGGATGTCCATCTCCGCCGGATTTACGAGCGTGATTGCCGATCCTCGGCGCGTGATCTACGCCAACACGCGGGACGGTGACTCCACGGATGCCGTGCCGACGCTCGAGATCGAGTACACCTACCGGCCGGTCTGTGCGGCGCTCGTGAGCGACCAGCTCTTCAAGAACGCGCTGGCCTGGCTGATGGCGTCGAAGCTCGCGCCGTCGTGCTCGAGGAACAAGATCGACGCGGCCGAAGCGTTCCGGATGTTCCAGTTCGCGGTGCAGGAGGCGAAGACGATCGCCGCGCAGGAGTCGCAGCAGAATGTCGGCGATGACGGGGAGCCGCTGGCGCCCTGGCACGAGGGGCGATGAGTGAGGCCCTGGTTATTCGGTCGTTCGCCGGCGGTGAGTTATCTCCGACGATCACGGTCCGGGCCGACCTGCAGAAGTACGCGATTGGGCTCAGGACTTGCCGCAACTTCACTGTCGAGCGATATGGCGCGGTGGCGAACCGGGCCGGCACGAGGCACGTCCATCTCCTGAAGTCCACGATCGAACTGACGCGCATCCTCCGCTACAAGTCGGAGGTGGCGGGCGCGTCGGTCTTGATCGAGATGGCGCCGTCCGCGCTGCGCTTCTTCTTGAACGGGGCGCGGGTCGAGATCGCGCACGGCAGCGTGACGGCCTACAATGGCGCCACTGCCTACGTGCAAGGCGATCTCACGATTTCGGTCGGCGTCGTGTACTACTGCATCGCCGCGACGACCGGGAACGCGCCGCCGAACGCGGCCTTCTGGTACCCGCTGCCGCTGGCCTCGGCGGGCGTGTCGATCTACGAGATCCCGACCCCGTTCACGCTGCCGCGGGAGACGAATTGGGAACAGAACGGGCGGGTCATCACCTTCACGCACCACGCGCACCGGCCGCACGATCTCGCCTTCGTCTCGATCACCCGGTGGGTGCTCGTCGCGCTTGTCAGTAACCCTGGGGTCTCGGCGCCGACAGGCGTCGCACTGACCGGCTCGGTCGGGACGGCCAACTACGCCTACAAGGTCTGTGCCAGGGCACCAGAGACGTTCGAGGAGTCGGACCCAAGCACGGAGGCCCGCGACACCACGGCCGCCGAGCCGACCGTGGCCGCGCCGCACGAGATCACCTGGAACGTCGTCACGGTCGACGGGGTAAATTGTCCGGAGTACAACGTCTACTGCGACCCGAACCGGAACGGGACCTTCGGGTTCATCGGGACGGCGACAGGGCAGGTCGTCTTCTACAACCCAGGCATCACGCCCGACTATGGGGTGACGCCGCCGCAGTCGCGTGACCTGTTTGCGGCGGCGGCCGACCGACCCTCGACCTGCTCGTACCACAAGCAGCGCCGGTACTTCGGGAACACGCTGAACGTGCCGGACGCGTTGTGGGCGTCTCGGGTCGGGTTCCCAGACAACTTCGGCATCTCGAGTCCGCTGCAGGACGACGACTCGCTGAGTTACCGGATCGCCGGCAACAACAACCACGCCGTCCGGTATCTCGTCGCGCTGAAGAAACTCCTGCACTTCACGGACGCCGGCGAGTGGTCGCTCGTGGGCTTGGGCGGGGTCATCGCGCCAAACACGCTGGACCTCGACCAGGAGACCTACGTCGGCATCGCCGAGACCGTGCGGCCCGTCGTGATCGGAAACTCGGTGATCTACGTGCAGGCGCGGAAGTCGGTCTTCCGCGAGCTGCGCTTCGACCAGCAGGTCGAGGGGTTCGCGGGGAAGGACCTGACGCTCTTCGCGAATCACCTGGTCGACAACTTCACGATCCAAGCCGCCGACTACGCGCAGATCCCCGACTCGATCGTGTGGGCCGTACGCTCGGACGGGACGCTCATCGCGCTGACCTACATCCACGAGCAGGACGTCTTCGCGTGGCATCGGCACGACACGAACCAGGGCCTCTTTGGCGACCTGTGCGTGGTGCCAGAGGCGGACCGCGACGCCGTCTACGTGACCTG